ACCATGAGAATCGGAATGGGCATGGGCCTGCGGTGGCGCCGTGGTGGCACCGCTGCGCCCGCGTGGACGCCAGCGGACCCGCCCCAGACGCGGCTGCTGTGGGCTGAGATGGCGCTGGGCCGGATGTGGCAGGACACGGCCGGTACCATCGCGGCCACCACCACCGGGCACCCGGTGGCGCGCGTGGACGTGCGCAGCGGCACCAACTGGACGCAGGCAAGCACCAGCCTGCAGCCGTACCTGTCGCCGGTGGGCAAGGTGCTGGGCGTGCGGTCGGACGACATCGACGACCACCTCGGCAACAACACCGCCTTCTACGCGGCCGGCGCCAAGACCTTCGCCGTGCTGTTCCAGAAGAACAGTAACCCGTCCTCCACCGGCCAGGAGACCGTGGTGCGGCTCGGCTACTTCCCCACGCAGCAGTGCGTGGTCATCGGCGGCCTGTCCGCCACCACGCCGCGCGGGCTGGCCTTCCGGTGCGACTGGAACAGCACGGCCAGCACGTGCATCCAGGACGTGAACGCGGACACCGTGATGCTGCCCAACGGCGTGCACAGCCTGGTGATCACCTACGACGGCGTGAGCGCCACCGCCCCCGGCAGCTACGCCGCGTGGCTCAACGGCAGCGCCCTCACCCTCAAGGCCGGCAACAACGGCAGCGCCACCGGGTTCGAGCGCGTGCTCGCCACCAGCACCGCGTCCCAGGTGTTCGACGGGGCGGTGGCCGAGGTCCTGCTCTACGACGGCGTGCTGTCCACGGCCAACCGCAGCGCGCTCATCGCCTACCTGGAGGCCAAGCGGTGACGCGCTGGTCGCCGCTTCTTCTCACCCTTCACGCAGTCCTCACCCGCATCGTCACAGGAGTACTCCCCATGTCGTTTACCCCCTCGTCGTCCGTCATCTTCGCCGCGCCCCCGGCGGTCGCCGCCCCCATGCAGGCTTACCTCGTGGCCACGCTGGTGCGTCTCAACGGGGACGTGGGGCAGATCGCCCTGACGCAGCGCCTCGGGCTGCCCGGTGGGGACTACAACGCGCCGCTCTTCTACGTCGGCGCCATGACGCTCTCGGAGGCCGAGATCGCGCTGATCCGCGACGAGTTCCGCGCAGGCGGCGCGCTCTACGACGCGGGCGCCCGGGCGCGGCGGCAGTTGTTCCCGCCCACGGAGATCGCGGCGCCGGGCACCGCCCCGGGCCGGCTGACGGTCACCGTCATCGAGGAGCTGCCCATCCCGGGCGACACCGACTGGGCGGTGACCCGCGTGAAGAAGGATGCCTTCTTTGCGGAACTGGGCCTGCCCGGTGCGCCGCTGGAGGTGCTCGACCCCCCGGACCAGAACCTCTGACGCCGTGACCGAACAGAACCTCGACGCGGCGCTGGCCGCGTGCGGGGACGATGCGGCGCGGCTGCGCGTGCTGGCCGACCACCTGCGGATCCTGCTGCGCGAGAGCGCCACGCAGGCCGGGGAGCTGTCCACGCTGCTGGCCGAGCGCGAGGCGTCGCGGGTCGAGCGCAACCAGCACCGCGCGTCGCTGGAAGAACAGCGCGCGGCGCTGAAGAACCTCGCGGACCTGATGCTCGCCCTCGGTCAGCGCGTCGGCCGGCTGGAGTCGCAGGTCGAGCACCGGCTGTCCGCGCTGGAGCGCCGGCTGGACGACCTGGCCGAGACCGGCGACCAGCGCCACGCGGAGATCCTGTCGCTGCTGCGCGTGGCGGCCCGCGACACCACGGCCAAGGCCCAGCGCCTCGACGCCGCCGAGTCGTCCGTCGTGCGCGTGACCAGGATGGTCGGCCTCAGCGGCACCGCGCTCGCCGTCGTCCATCTCGTACTCAACTTCCTGGCCCAGCACGTCGTCTGGAGAATCGAGCGTACCCATGCCCCCCGAAGCCCAAGCCCTCCTGCTCTGGCTGCAAGCGCATCCGCTTCAGGCCCTCCTCGCCGCCCTGTGCCTGGCGGTGCTGGCGCTGGCGAACCAGACGCTGACCCCTGACCAGGCGCTCGCATCGCCCCGCTACGCCAGCGCTGTGCTGTTCGCGCAGAAGGTGGCGCCGGTACTGCGCGGCGTGCTCAAGCCGCTGGCCGGCATCTTCCTGCCGCGGGTGGCGCTGGAGGTGGTCAACGCCTTCGCCAGCGCCACCACCAGGCCGGCTGACCCGCTCGCGTCGGCGGCGCCTCCGTCCGGCCCCGGTGGAGGCCAGCCGTGACCGCCCGCATCCTGTCTGCCCTGCGCACGCTGGGCGAGGTGCCGTGGGCCGTGTGGCTGGTGGCCGGGAGCGTCGTGGCCTGCGCCGCGCTGCCCACGCCGAAGCGCACCGGCGACCATCTCCGGGACCTGCGCGTGGCGGTGACCCACGCCGAGGCCGGGCTGCCGCTGGCGCGACTCGGCTGCCAGCAGATCCACCACACGGACGAGCGCGCGGCCTGCATGGGCGTGGCCGACCGGATCGAGGCGGCGCTGCCCCGGGCGCGGGCCACGCTGGCGCAGGCCGAGGCGTGTGCCGGCCAGGACGACGAGCCGGCGTGCATCGAACTGGCGGTGGCCGGGGTCAACGCGCTCTTGCGCGAGCTGCAGGGCCAGCCCGCAGACGCCCCGGACGCTGGCCACGACGCGCCCGCCGGGAGCGCCCACCCATGACCCCGGACCAGGCCGCGCTGCTGGCGCGCGTCGCCGTCGAGGTGTTCGAGGACGAGCACCCGATCACCGCCGCCATGCGCCAGCGCCTCCGGGAGCGCATCCAGCACGCCGTCCTTGCCGCGGTGGCGGACGGTCCGCGCTGGTGCCCGGAGGCCCCCACCCACGTCGATCCCAGGAGTCTCTGATGCCCACGTCTCTACGAGTGACCGCAGCCCTGCGCAACGCGGGGCTGGACGCGATGTTCGGCGCCGCGCAGAACGCCGGCAAGCTGCGCATCTACACCGGCGCGCAGCCCGCCACGCCGGAGACCGCTGCCTCCGGCACGCTGCTGGCAGAGCTGACCCTCAACGCCACCGCGTGGGCGGCAGCCGCCTCCGGCAGCAAGGCGGCCAACGCCATCACCGGAGCGGCGGCCGTGGCCAGCGGGACCGCCGGGTACTTCCGCATCACCAACGCGGCTGGCAGCGTCTCCTACTTCGACGGCAGCGTCGGGGTCACCGGCAGCGACTCCAACCTGGAGCTGGCCACGACCACGATCACGGCTGGCGTCGTGGTCAACGTCACCAGCCTGACCCTGAGCATCCCGGTCTCCTACTGAGGCACGCCATGAAGATCACCCTGAGCGGAGGCCCCCACGGGGGCGAGGATCACGAGTTCCCGGGCGACAAGCCGGGCACCACGCTGGACCTGCCGAGCGCACGCGCCGGGCGGGTGGAGCGGTACGAGCTACGGCAGGACGTGGACGGCTACGGCGAGCCCATCGACGGCGCGTACCTGGCCATCTTCGTCGGCACGGTGCGGGTGCCCTGACCATGCCGGCCGGGACGACAACCGTGGACTTCGGCGCGCACCCGGGGGCGACCGACGCCAGCGTGGCGGTCACCGGGCAGACGGCCATCGTGTCCGGTTCGCTCGTGGAGGCGTGGCTCATGCCCACCACCGGCACCGCGGACCACAGCCCGGACGAGCACCTGGTCGATGGGCCCATCGTCATGGCCTGCGACCTGGTGGCCGGGACCGGCTTCACCATCCGCGCGCAGGCCCGCAACCCGGGCGCGCTCACCGGCACCTGGCGCGTGGGCTGGGTGTGGCACACGCCCTGACCTGACCCCGGCGCTGCCTCCCCGGCGAGGACGCGCCACCCCTCTCCCCATGACCTGAAAGCCGCCCGGCACGGCCGCGGCGCGGAGCGCATTCCATGGCCATCGAAGTCAAGAGTGGATCGTCGTCCAACGTGATGGACGTGGACGCCGACAAGCAGGCGAAAGTCGTCCTCAACCCGGACATGAGCAAGGCCGGCTACGCCATGCTCGGCTGCCGCAACGACGAGGGTGAGTTCCTGGGGGCGTCCTACGACGCCAACCCGGAACTGGACGATGACTACCGGATCCGCGTCGGCGTGGATTCGATCTTCTTCTCCGAGTCCTGGGCGGGCGCCGCGCTCAACAGCGCCCAGTGGACTGCGCCGGTCACCACGATGGCGGTGGCTGTCGCGGACTCGTGGTGTCGGCTCAACAGCGGCGCCAACGCCGCCGTCAACACGGTGGCGCGCATCACCAGCTACGCCACCATCCCGGTGGACCCGGAGTTCCCGCTGTACCTGCGCTTCCCGCTGCAGGTAGTGGCGTCCACCGTGGGCATCGCCAACACCACCTGGGAGGTGGGGCTAGGCTTCGCGTCAGGCACAGCGGCGCCGACGGACGCAGTGTTTCTTCGGATGAACGCGGCCGGAGAACTGCGCATCATCGCCACCTACAACGGCACGGAAGAGCCTGGCCCATCCATCGACTACACCGATCTGGTGGATGGTACCCCGCTGCTGGCAGTCAACGTCACGCGGCAGATGCTCCTTGCGGTGAGCGCCAGCCACGTTGAACTGTGGGCAGACGACGTGCTCATCAGCAAGATCGAGCACCCCTCGGGCACGCCGTTTTTCACGCGGACCACGGCGCTCCCGATCTTCGCGCGCATCTACAACGGCGCCATCGCCCCGTCGTCCGCAACCCAGCTGCTCATCGGCCCCATCACCGTCAGCCGCAGCGGCCAGGTGAACGCGCCGCTGCACAGCCATGTGCGGGCCATGATGGGCCAGCACTCGATCCAGGGGCAGAGCGGCGGCACCATGGGCCAGACCGCCAACTGGACCAACAGCACCGAGCCGGCCAACGCCACGCTCAGCAACACGGCGGCCGGCTACACGACGCTGGGCGGGCAGTGGTCGTTTGCCGCGCCGGCCGGCGCCGTGACGGACTATGCGCTGTTCGGCTTCCAGGTACCGGCGGCAGCGGCCGGTAGCTTCAGCAAGGGGCTGCTGATCACGCGCGTCCGGGTGGATGCGGTCAACGTCGGCGCCGCCGTCGCCACCACGGCCACCGTGCTTCAGTGGGGCATGGCGGTCGGGTCCACGGCCGTGTCGCTGGCCACCACGGAGAGCGCCACCGGCAAGGCGCCGCGCCGCATCCCGCTCGGCATCCAGAGCTTCATCGTGGGCGACCCCATCGGCGCGCGGGTCGAGGCCATCGACATCTCGTTCGAGGAGTCGCCGCTCCCGGTGAACCCGGGCGAGTTCGTCCACATCATCGTGCGCGTCCCGGT